GAAAAACGTCACGCTTTCAAGGGCTTGCAGCCATGCGCGAAAGGGGTGCTTGTCTATCTGCGGCGGTGTGCGTCGTTGCCCAACACGGTTAGCCGCAGGGTATCTATGCGTTTCTGCAAACCCCCACCCCCTAGCCGCGCGCCAGACGCATAACGCGGCCGTTTTTGTCTCAAAAACACGTCGTTTGCGCCATTTTCACCGCCGGGTCGGGTCGATCGGCCATCCGTCCGCGTCCGCGCCCCGCACCGTGAATGCGCCGCCGTTTTTGCGCTTGCCGTTCTGCTCTTTGACCTGCGCGTCATGCCGAGCGCAGAGGGATCGCAGGTTAGTCAGCACGTCGGCGGCGGTCGGTGTTGGCGCGGGCGGTCGGGTGATGATGTGATCGGCGTGCGTTGCGCGGGCATCGCAGCCCGGCACAACGCAACGCCAGCCATCCCGAACGAGGCACGATTTGCGCAACCGCCGCCAGAATGCCGACTGGTAGAAGGCGACGGCGGACGGTTGCGCCACGTTGTTACTCTGCGGCGATCAGGTGCACGGCTGAGCGTCTCACGGTCACGTGACGATCTCCACCGAACAGGGACAACGCAATACCGACGCGGGTTGCGTCGGACCATAGGCACACGCCACGGTGATCGGCGAACGGTCCGGCCGTGATGGTCAACGCCGATCCTTCGGCGATAGCTGATGGCGCGGAACGCACGATGCGCCGGTCATCGGCGCTGGCTTGGATGGCTTCGAGCAATCCGACGGGCAATGGTGCTGGTCGCTCTGGGTGCGTTCCGAGTATTGATCGGACGCCATTTGTGTGTGCGATCGGCCGCCAGTTGTCCCGCCGGATATCAGCGAACACGAAAACGTAGCCGGGCCACATGACCGAGGATACGATGCGCGTGATGGTTGGTGTAACTTTGTCGCGCCGTTCTTCCTCAATCATCGGAAGATAGGCGTCATAGCCTTGACGAACGAGATTTTGCAGCGCCCACATCTCGGCTTGGGCATGGGTCACGACGGCATACCAACGCGCGCCGAAATCAACATCTTGGCAAAACAGGGACCGAGGCTTGCGACCGGCGCCGCTTCGCGCTCCGCCGTGTTGCATCTTGATTAACCCCTGATTTTGAGCATAGCTACCGCACTCGGGGGCGTTGGATGTTTCCAACCCCGGTCCGTCCCATTCAGGGGGCGGTGATGCGCAAGTCAGTTTTACGCCATCCGCGATTGGTTCGCAAGATTGTGCAAAATCGTTCATGCGAGTGATCTCACTTGGATGATGGTTGATGGATGTTCCGCGTAAATTTTGCGCTCATGCAGATCGACGACTTGCGCGTCGTCCTGCCAGAGCACCCCGTTGAGCGCATCCAGGACTTGCTTGGCGAGATTATCCACGTCCGGCTTGCCGGTGGGTCGTGTCCGGCCGTCGAGGGCTTCCTGGGTGCGTTTACGCGACCATGACGCGGGGATTGCCATGCCGAACACGATGGACACTTCCAGCGGTCCGGTTAGCGTCATCTGGCCGACTTGTTGAATGGTGTTCCATGCGATGAGACGTTGCGAAGCGGCCATCGCGGGCTTGGTGTAATGGTGCTTGCCGGCCTTGCCTGCTCGGCTCCAAGGCGTCGGATTGCCCGGAATGGTGATTTTGAGGGTTTTCCCAACTTCTGTCATTTTTTTGAAAATCCATGACACAAGTTGCCACAAGTTGGGACAAAGGAAAGGAGAGATAAATATATGATATATATATATATATTATCTATTCTCTCCCTTCTGTCCCTTCTGTCATGCCCTCTGGCTATCTCTCCCCTTTTAGGGTCTCTCCCCCTCTCTCCCCCCCCTCTAAGTAGCCAATCCCGAAAAACGTGCCAGAAGGGCAAAGTTGCAGTCTGGAACTGCAACACTTGTGCTTTTTTCCATGACACAAGTTGTGACACAAGTGCCACAAGTGCCGCTTGCATTTTGCGACTGGCGTTCATTTTCACCGCGCACCGCCGATCAGCACGAGGGCAAACCGAGGCCGGGTCACGGCGACGTATAGGAGTTGCTGCATCTCCATCGGCCGGAACATCTCAATTTTTGAACAGTCCCGCACATCCAAAAACACGTTATCGAACGTGCTGCCTTGCGACGAATGGCATGTCATGGCGTAGACCGAGCGGAGATCGGCGATGCTTTCCAGCCAGGTAAAACGCTCGAACCAACGCGACCGATTGACCTTCGCCTCGGACACCAATCGCCGATCCAGCCCTATCGCGTCCTGCGGATTGATTGGCAGATCGCACACCACCTCGGAATGCGTGCCGTGGTGCAGCCCTACCTTCCACACCGGCATATCGAACACGAAAGCGGGAACGGCTTGCTTGCCCGCCTCGGCTTCGTGCTGGTCAAACCGATAGGACACCACCCCGCGCGTGATGGATGCCACCACGGCTTCTTCGTTGGTCGTGAATGCCGCCGTGTTGGCATGCGGCAGCATGACCGGCTTGCGACATATCACCCGCTCGCCCGGCACGAATGGCGTTTGCGTATCGCCGTAAATCCATCGCCGCACCTGCTGGTTGACTTCGTGCACGCGGGCGTTGGTGTAGGCAATGAAACGGAAGGCGTCGTTGTTGGCGCGAAATTCGTCGGACGTGAATGCATCGCGCATCCATTCGTTTGCGTCGTCTCCGGCCAAATAGACACCGTGCGGTGGGGCTTCGGCCGGACGGCACCATGACCAGTCCACCGCGCTGCCCTGTTGCTGGCGGAGTGCGGTTGCCGCTTGCAGAATCGGGTTGCCTTCCGCCTGTCGGACGATCTGCGCCAGGTTGGAGCGGTTTTCGATGGCAAAGCACGGCGCGGCCACTTCGCCCACGGGCGGGAGTTGCGCGGGATCGCCGACGAACAGCACCCATTGCCGGTGCAGGTCGTTGTCGAGGAACGCATGCAGGTCGCTGCCGATCATGCTGCACTCGTCAATGATGACTGCATCGTATTCGCCCGCTTGGCTCCGGCCGGAGCGTTTGAGGACGCTCTTTTCGCTGTCGCCCGCCGTTGGTTTGAGACCAAGCAGCGCATGAATGGTCATCGCCTTGACGCTGCTGATGCCGGCCTCGTCCAGCTTCTTGGCGAGCACCTGCACCGCCTTATGCGTTGGCGCCGTCACCACCACCTTAACGCGCTTGGCTTTCAGCGCCTTGACCACGGCTTGCATCAACGTCGTCTTGCCCGTTCCGGCGTATCCGGTCAGCAGGTGCCGGCGCTTGTATCCCTCGTAGCTGGCGAGGATTTCAGCCAGGGCGATGGCCTGCCCGTCGTTGAGCGTGACGCCCAGATCGCATTCCGGCTCCGGCGTCACATCGCGGAATTTGACGCCCATTTCCGCAAAGATGGCTTCGAGCGCCGCGGCATTGCCTGCACTTGGTCGCGCGGTTGGATATGGCACGAAGCTCATTCGCCCGCGCCTCCAAGCCAGAAATAGGCCAACTCGGACTGCTTGCTCGCGTCCAACGCGCGATATGCGTTTTCAACGAAATACTGCCAACACTGGTTCACCCGAAAAGTAACGGCATCTTTTTTGGGTCCGAAATGCTGATTAAAATAATCCAACGCGATCGCCCGCGCCACTCGTTCCAGCTCGGTCATTCGTCGTCTCCATTTTCCAGGTTGTGCGCGTCGAGAAAATCCCGATGCACGTAGGCATTGCGTTCGCGGCCCTTGGTTTTGATGCCACTGACCCATTGCATTTCGCCGGCCGATACGAGCGCGGTCACAAGCTCCTTGAGCACCTTTTCCGGCTGCTTGCCGGGCTTGGACCGGGCGATATCGCGCAAGGTCGCGCCCCGTTCGCCGCTGCGCCGAACCACGTCCCGCAGCGCGCGCATGGTCTCTTGAAACGGCGTGTCGGCGATTTCGCCGGCCAACACGTCCATATGCCGGACGGTCGCGCGGGATAGGTCCACTGCCCATCGCATCGTGATCGCATCCACGCAGAGCGCGCTTTCGTCGATTGCCGGGCCGGCGTCTGTTTTGATCGGCAGCACCCCGCATGCGCGGATGAGTGCGAATTTCAGCGCGTTTTCCCGCGCGCGCACGTAAAGCGCATCGGTGCCGCGCTTCCGGGCCTTTAACTTTTCGATGTGCATCTCGTCCTCAAACGCATCAGCGATGGCGATGGCTTCGCCCGTCACCATCACCGTGCGCGGTTCGAGGAGTTGCTCACCGCCAACGCGGTGCAATGGGTTCTGGATTGGCGAGACGCGATTCCAGGCCGTCAGCCAGTCCATCACTTCGGCCGGCACCGGCTCAGTGCCAGGCGCAACGCCTTTTGGGTCTCGGCTGCCCGCGTCAAACACCACCATGCGGGAGAGCAGGCCGGAGGTGATTTCCTTGCTGGTCAGCGCGTTCACCAGCCCGGACGGCGTGGTGGCGCCATAGAACGACACGCACGGCTGATCGATCTTTGTCACCTTGTCGCTGTCGGCGTAGCTCTTGGATTTGTAGGAGGTATCGGACGACGAATAGAGCTTGAGCAGGGTTGCCGGCACGTTCGCCATGTGCGGCCCGGCCTGCCGGTTGGAGGTTGCCGACAGCATGAACGACACCTCATCGATCATCATGACTTGGCGCGGATGTTTGGCGACGGATGCGACGATGCCCGCGTCGGAGGCGATTTCCTCAATGCCGATCAGGTCATCAGATAGCCCGGCCTCACGTGCCATCTGCTTGCACGCCTTGATCTGCCGATCCTTACCCGCGCCGGAATGCGCGATGGCGAGGACATAGATATTTGGTCGCAGGCCCCACCGTTGGAGCTTGACGCGCTGGCCGATGGCAGCGGCGGCGAACGACAGCACGGCACCGAGCGCCAACTCGGGTTGCGGCTTGGGCGACGTCGCCAAAATCCACGCATGCATTGCCCCGAGCGCGCCCGGCAGCCCGGCATACGACGCGGCGGCGATGTTGCTTGGCGTGATTTCCTCGGCAGCGTCCTTCAACGGCCGATTGGCCTTGCTTTCGAGGATCGGCCCCACGTCAACCAATGGCGGTGCGGCGGTCAGAAAGGCCGGGTCGGTCAGATCCGATGCGGTCAGCAATCCACGGCCGAGGAGTGCGGCGATGTGGTCCAGCCGATCCGTTCCGGCGCAGCCCGCGTGCATGCAGTGGAGCACAAAGCCCGATTGCATCTCGCCCAGGCCGGCGCTGGCGAGTTGGCTGGCGTTGACGGCATAGGTGCCGGTCCGGTCCGTCGTGCCGGTCGTGTGGTTGGCGGAGGACGGGCATTCGAGATGATATTTGACGCCCGACCGGCGCGATCCGAACAGGCCGGGCGATTTGGCGCGCAATGCCGTCACCACCTCAAACCGGCCGGCGAACTCGGCAGCCCATGCCGTCAGGTTGAATGGCGCGCCTGTTTTATCGGTCGCCCATTTGTGCGCGGCGTCCACGATCTGCGGCCCGCGTGGTCGGGATGCCGCGGCGGTGAATAGGTTGCCGGCCTCGTCCGTCGCCTCGGTCGCTTCGGGCAATTCCCAAATCGGGCAATCCGTGCCGGCCAGGCAGGCCATCTCGTATTTCTGCCCGGAGTCACGAATGCGCGGGAGGTAGAATAGGCGGGAGGTATCCACGCAGGACTGATCGTGATGCAGGCGAAGGGCGAATGCGAGCGCCCCGATCCGCTCGCGCCAGGTCGCGTTGGCGATGTGCTGCGTGTCGAAATCCGCCGCGCGCCACGGGTCTTGCAGTGGCAGGATGATGCGATACTTTGGGCATGGCGCATGCTTGATGATGTAGTTGCGCGATTGCCCGTCCCGCAGTTCTTCCACGATCTGCGCTGATTCCACCACGCGCGGCAGATAGCCCTTCTTGGCCTGCATGTAGGCGGCGACCGTCGCGCCTTCGCCCTGATCGGCCGCCCATTTGTCATAGGCGTCGGCGGATATGACGGTTTGGTCGGACAGGTGCGAATAGGTGGAGTGGATGATGACGCGCCACCCCCGCGCGGTGACGGCCCGTTCGATCTCACCGAACGAATGGCCGCAATCGGCGTCCAGCACCGCGATATCGATCCGGGTCGCCTGCTCTTTGCGCCGGGCCGTGCCGCTAAATACGGCCGGCGTGTAGCACGAGCCGTCCTTCTGCCCGACCGTGGCCGTCGAGAGCATGCCGGCCAGTTCAACGAACGACATGGCGCGCTGATCGTTCCACCGGATTTCCGAGCGGTTGCGGCCAAACGTGAGGGTTACCTCCGGCGCGGCTGGAATGACCGTGGCGTCGAATACGAGTGCGACCATTACCCGGCCCTCACTTTGCCGGCCGCGTCGTTCACTTCCACTTGTTGCGTGATGATGCTGTTGACGTATCCGCCGCATACGGTGGCGATGAACGATTGCCATGTGTCTGGCTGCCACCGCGCCATATCGGTCTGCCCGGTTTTTTCGATAAATTCGCCGGCCGCGTCGGAGGCCGCATCCATAGCGCGCAATTCGGCTGCGTTTGCGTCAATCATATTTCGTCGCTCCTGGATCATTTCGAGACAAATTCGAGAGCATGTCGGGATCATCAAATGCGCGTTGAGGTGCCGTGCAGGCTTCCACCAGTCCCAATGCCAGGCGCGTCGCAGGCAGGCGGGATTGCGGCAGCGCAATGGTGATTCGGGCCATTTCACGCGGGCGGGTTGGCAGCGGCCGCCGCTTTGGCGGCAGCGCGAGCTAGGCGGCGGCGTTCGTTGATGGCTTCCCGGTTGGCGGCACGAGCAAGGCGGCGGCGTTCGTTGATGGCTTCACGATTGGCCGCGCGCCGTGCCGCATCCTTCGCCATCACCTTCTCCGGATTTGCCGCGCGATATGCCGCGGCCTTCGCCTTCACCTTCTCCGGATTAGCCGCGTAATATGCCGCATCCTTCGCCTTCACCTTCTCCGGATTAGCCGCGTAATATGCCGCATCCTTCGCCATCACCTTCTCCGGATTAGCCGCGCGATATGCCGCGGCCTTCGCCTTCACCTTCTCCGGATTAGCCGCGTAATATGCCGCGGCCCTCGCCTTCACCTTCTCCCTCCTCTCCTCCTCCGTCATCTTCACCCGCGCCGGCTTCGGCTCAGGCGCCGGCAGCGTGGTCGGCTTGGCAGCCCACGGCGCGCGTTTGTTGGCGTGATCGTTCATTGCGCTTTGCTCCCTTCCTGTTGCGTGATCGGTTCAAACGACACGCCAACGATTTCCGTGTATTTGCCGGCCTTGCGGACGAGGATTTGCGTCGGCTTGCGCAGGGCGGTCAGGTTGTCCATCGCCTCGGCAACCGTGTTCGGCACCCGCGTGGCCGGCGCGCGTTTCTGCCACCACTGCACCGCCCGCATTCGCGCCGGGCCGGTATGCTCGAAACAGGACCACTCACGATGCGCGTTGAATCCCGTCAGGTAGGTGACGCACAACGAAGGCGGCTTTCCCGGCTTTTCGTGGCGTCGATACATCACATCCGTCACCGGCAACCATTCCGGCTTGATGTGCGTCGTCAGGATCGCCGCGGCGCTGGCGGTCAGATCCACCTTGCTTTCGCGCGCGAACGGCTGCCCGCAGGATATGCACTTGCCGGCCGCGATCAGGTTGAACGCATCGCATCCGGTGATCTGGAAGCCACCGATAACGCGATCCTTGCATTGCTTCTCCGGCATGTCGGCGTCACCCGTGCCAGGCGCTTTCACGCGCGGCGCATCGATCGGCCCGTGCCGTTGCGCGTTGCCGCCAAAGTCCAGCACGAGGCAATCCGTCTTGCCGGGGGATAGCCGCGTGCCACGGCCAACCATCTGGATGTAAAGCCCGACGCTTTTTGTTGGCCGGGCAATGGCGATCAGGTCCACATGCCGAGCGTTAAAGCCGGTCGTGAGCACCGCAACGGAGACGAGCGCCTGGATTTCCTGGCGCTTGAATGCCGCGATGATGCTGTCACGATCTGCCGCCGCCGCCTTGCCATAGATGGCCTCGCAGGTCACGCCACGGTCGCGCAGGGCGTCACGCAGCATGGTGCAATGCTCCACACCGCAACCGAACACGATCCAACCCTTGCGGTCCCGCCCGGCTTCCACGATTTCGCCCGCGATGGCTTCCACCGCTTCCGGGTCACTCGCCGCGCGTGCGAGTTGGCCGGCGATAAACTCACCGCCGCGCGTGCCGATGCCGTCCGTGTTGATTCGCGCCAACGCGTCTTGCGTGATCGGCTGCGTCAGATAGCCCTGTTCGATCACGTCGCGGATGCCGGCGTCGTAAGCCACATCAGAGAACACCGCGCCTTCGCCTTTGTGCAGCATTCCGCTGTCAAGCCGGTAGGGCGTGGCCGTGAAACCAACGATTTTGATGTAAGGGTTGATCTGGCGGAGTTGGTCGAGAAAGCGGCCATACATCGTATCGGCGTTGCGCGGGATCAGGTGCGCCTCGTCCACCAACACCAGATCAACCCGTTGCAGCGTGACGGCGTGCTTGTGGATGGACTGGATGCCGGCGAACAGAATGCGCGAGTGCAAATCCCGTTTGCCCAGCCCGGCCGACTGGATGCCGGCCGGCGCGTCCGGCCAGAAGCCGAGCAGTTCTTGAAAATTCTGGCTGATCAGTTCCTTGACATGTGTGAGCACGAGCACGCGCGTGTCGGGCCACGCTTCCAATGCCTCGCGGATGAATGTTGCGATGACGAGTGACTTGCCGGCCCCGGGCGGGATGACCACGAGCGGGTTGCCGTCGTTATCATTGAACCAGGAGTAGAGCGCATCGATCGCCTCCCGCTGGTAGGGTCGGAGAGCGAGGGTCATGCGGCGGTGCCGATCGAATCGAACAGCGTGCCGGAGGATCGTGACGCAACATCGAGGTGCCGCGCGGCCTGTCGGAAATATGCGTCTTTCAGTTCCACCCCGACGAATTTGCGCCGGTTGCGCAGCGCGACCACGCCTTCAGATCCGATGCCGGTGAAAGGCGATAGCACCACGTCACCAGGATTTGACCACAGCCGGGTTGCCCGCTCGGTCAGATCGAGCGGCATAGGGCAGATGTGCTTTTCGTCGCCCGGCGCGCGGATGGCGTTCAAAACGTCCGTTTCGCGCGTGTTCATCCATACCGGCGACGCGGCTTCCTGCCACCAATCGAGCGGATATTCCGTCGTGGTTTTTTCCACCGGCAGCACGTCAACCTCGTCGCCTTCCTTTGCCCATTTGCGAAAGATGACGAAATATTCAGGCAGTCCTTGGCGGGAGAACGACGAGTCCGCGCGCAACTGCTTGTAGAGCAGGCCGTGCGCTTTGGTTTTGGTCATCTCCCGCACCGGGCAACGCCAGATCGTGACGCGGGAGTGGAAATTAAAGCCGGCCGCTTCATGTTCGCGGATAAGCATGCCGGGGAAATCACGCAACCCGGCAGAGCCGCGCGCATTTTTGTAGAACACCAAATCCTTGCAGTGCACGGCCACGATCCGGCCAGGCCGCATGACGCGGTGCATTTCCCGCAACAAAAAGCGGTAGTGCGACATAAACTCCTCGTCGTCTGACGAATTGCCCATATCGGCCGCGCTGTCGTTGTAGATGTAGAGGCCGGAGAACGGCGGGGAGTAAACCGAGAAATCAACCGAGCGGTCTGGCAACTGCCGCACCACATCCACGCAATCGCCGTTGTAGACGGTCCAATTTTCGCCGTGGGCTTCGTTCAAGCAGCGGATTTCAGCCATGATGGCAGGCTCCCGATATGAGTTGGGTTGTATGGAATTTTGAGTTGCGCTTCGTTCAGCGCCCGGCGCATGGCGAGGGCCATCGCCCGTTTCATGGTTGTGTGATCGCCGGCCTTGCGGTCGATAACGCGGCCGATCTGATCCTCACCTTCGGCCACGATCAGATGCACATCCACGGGCCGGGTCTGCCCAAACCGCCAGCAGCGGCGGACGGACTGGTAGAACGATTCATAGCTGAACGAACGGCCGGCAAAGACGACTCGAGCGGAATGCTGCCAGTTGAGGCCATAGCCGCAGATGGCGCCTTTGGTGATGATGGTTTTGACGCGACCTTCGGCAAAATCAGCCAACCCGGATTCCTTGCGCTCCACCGAATGCGAGCCGCGGACTTCCACCGCGTCGGGTAGCCGCTTTGCCAGGGCGTCGGCTTCGTAATCGGTATCGCACCAAACCACCCACGCTTCGTCCGGCTCGGCTTTGACCAGATCCGCCACGGCTTGCGCGCGCACGTCGGCAGTTTGGCGCTTCACCTCATGGATATTCGTCGCGCTCAAATCCTCCATAAACAGCGCGCCGGCCGGTGCCCGAATGTCACCCATCGCCGCATGACGGTGCACGTTCATTGGCGGCAGAATGAAGCGCGATGCGTCAAACCCAAGATCGGCCGGCGTTTCCGCGCAACGCGACCAAGAGGCCATCCAGTCCCAAAAATCGCCTTCGCCGTGGCCTTTGATCCGGTAGCGGCCCATCTGCGTTTGATCGGCCACAAACCATCGCATCAGCATTTCATTGCTCGGCATGATGCTGAGAAACTCGGCATGTTGCCCGAGTTCCATGTGGTCATTCGGCGCGGGCGTTGCGGTGCTGCACAGCTTGAACCGATGGCCGGCGAAAGCGGCGATCAGCGCGCGGGTTGTGGCTCCGGTGAACGATTTGAGGATGCTGCTTTCGTCCAGACTGACCGCGCCGAATGCATCCGGCTGCAACAGGTCGAGCCGGTCATAGTTGCAAATGTTGATGCCCGGCCCGGCGTCCGATTGCTGGCGGATGACGCGGGCTTCATAGCCAAAACGGTGCGCCTCGCGTTCGATCTGTCGCGCCACGGCAAGCGGTGTCAGCAACAGCGCCATGCCGTTGCTGGCGTCAGCCGCCTGCCTGCACCATTCCAACTGGATGGCTGTTTTGCCGAGGCCGGTATCCAAAAACATCGCCGCACGGCCGCGCTTGAGTGCGAATCGGACGCATTCGGCCTGGTAGTCGAAGAGGTGCGGCGGGAGCGGGCCGGCTTCTATGCCGATCGATTGCGCAACCGGAGCCTTGCGCGCGAGAAACTCCGCGTAATCTTCACGCATTAGAACGGCACTCCATCCGTAAAGGTTGAGCCGTCGCGCATGCGATACGACACCCATCCGATCGCGGGATCCGCGTCGATTTGTTCGCCGGGCACGAGGCCGGGGATGTAAAGATGACGGCCGCACCCTTCGATCTGCGCCGCGCGGTCGAGGTATTCGCCGGTCAGTTCGCAGGTCCATTTGCCGCCTTCCACGGGCGACGAGTGCAGGCAGGATCGGCAATGCGCGTCCGGCAACCGGCCGCCGTGGCATGCGTCGGCATGGTCGCAAAACCGGCATTGAAACCACGAGGCGTCTTCGCTGATGCGCGATGGTGGCGAGGCGGAATTGACCACGAATGAAGCGCGGGCCATCAACCGCAACGCCGCGGTTGCGTCGTAATGGATGCGTTCCACATGCATATCGTCGTTGTCTTTGTTGACCGCCATGTAGAGCGCGCGGGTCATGCCGGTCAGATGCATATAGGCCTGCATTTGCGCGTAATGCTGCGGCTTGGCCTTCTGCACCCCGTCCTTCACCAATGAGGCGAATGACTTGGCCGAATGCGTCTTAAACTCGGTCACGTGCCACGTTTTCGGCGATTCGAGGATGCCGATGGCGCAGCCGTCCATACTGCCGCCGAAGTGGCCGCTATCGTCGCGCAACACCCATTGCCGACCGGTGCTGTCGTCAATGTCCAGCACGGTTGCGCCGGTCGCGCGGAGGTTGGCGACGAAACGCGCTTCCGCCAGGTTGCCGGTCTCGAACAACCGGAGCATGCGACCGGAAAACCGAGCGCGCGTGGTCCAGCGGAATGAATACCATATCGCCCGGTCGCACGATGCGCCGATCAGGGACGCGCCGAGGTGCTCGCGGTATCCGTCATCTTGGGTGGCCTCGTAGCTTGCCCAGATTGCGTTGAGCGTGGGGCTTGGAGGCGCGGGAAGTCCTGCCATAATAGCATCCGCCTTCTGCCGTCGTTTTGGTGGATCGGTGGAAAGGGGCTGGCGTCCGCCCTGGAAAGTGTTCGCCAGCCCCGGACAGAGCTAAGCCGACCGGCGCCACGGTGCCGAGGCCGGCGCGGCAGCGGCAGCCGGTGCGGGCTTGGTGGCCGCCGCACCTGCACCC